TTGAGCAGTAGCTAACTGCATATTGTAGTTAAACTCTTCGCCCATTAATTGTTTCTTAATATTAGCTTCTTGTTCTAATAATTGTATTTTAAACTGAAGTTTTGCTTGCTCTAATTGTATTTGCTGTTCTGTAAGAACCTGTTGCTTTTGTGTTTCAGCTAAAGCTGTTTGTTCAGCTAATTGGCCGTTTGCTTGAGCCTGAGCAGCCATATTAGCCTGCTGTGCTTCTTGATCCTTTTTTTGTTTTTTCTGTTGTGTAACTTTTAAATACTCATTTGCTGTTTTTATATTAGCAATACCGCGAATATCAATAGCATCGTCTAGACCAATTAAACCAGCAGATAAAGCGGTTTGTACATTGGCTTCTAATTTTGCTCTTTCCTCATCGTCTGGTTCTAATTCTAAAAATATACCAAAATCATGTATATTTAAAGTGGATAATTCTTCCAAGGTACCAGCATTATAATTACTTATTGATTGCCTTAATGATTCCGCTGTAAGAGGAAACGCTAAAGCATCTGCTACTTTTAAAGCTATGTTTTCACAAATACCCAATGTTATTGATAACTGAGCCTGTAAGATATGTCTTGTAGCTGTATTAGAATTTGCTGCAGCCATTTTTTGAATACCAACTAAAGCATTTTTGTCTGGAGCACTACCGTCTCTTGCTTCGTTTAAGCCAGTAACATCTCTTATCATTTGTAAATAGTACTGATAAGTACTTATTAAAGCGCTTAATTTTGCTTGTCCATTAGAAGTTTGTAATTCTTGTATTGGCACTCTACCTCTATTTCCATCACCATCTTGTGTAAGTGATCTACCTACTATCGAACCTGTTTGGAAATACATATTTAAAGCCTCTGCAGGATTATAATTAGTTCCATTACCAAGATCAACTTCCGCTAAACCATCCATATCTAAATATACTCCATCAGGAACCATTCTAGATAATACTTGCTGTATCTTTAAGTGTGTCAACTGAATCATATCAGCAAATCCAGTGGTTCTGCTTACTAAAGATTCTATTCTACCTTTATACATTCTAGGGGCACAAATGCTGTAATTCATTTTAACCTTAGTAGTATCAGCATATGGTCTAGTCATGTTTTCAGACAGCTCCCATTTAAGCATAAACTCTTGACCCAACACTTTTGCTCCAGTATATAAAACTTCTATAGATCTAGACACTCTTTCAAAGTTATCGTTAGGTGGTGGGTTAAATGTATCTGGTTTCTCTAATGATTTTTCCAGGCCTGTTTCATTCTTTTTAATTTTAAATACTTGGTCGGAATATGTTTTGTATTCAAAAAATAATATGCTAACTTGGTCGTTGTTAGCTTCTCCTAGAGTATTTCCTCTTAAATAATTTGAGCCAGATCCATACTTATTTATTTGTTTTAAATCTTCATCTGTTAAGTGCGGGAATAGCTTTTTAAGCTCCGCTAAGGAGATTGTTTTAACTTCCCCTACATAATATATATCATCAAAATTAGGGTCCTCTGTATAAGAGTAAACCAAACTAGCAGGATCCACGTAATCAACAGTTATTCCATTGCTTACGTTAAAGTCAGTTTTAGTAGCTCCAATACCTAGCACTACTAAATCATATATTATTCTCCTTCTTTTTTCAGCATACTTGTTTTTATCTAAAATAGTATTAATAGTTACTTCTTCAGCTATTTCAACACTCTCCTTATATTCAAGTTGCATTTTTAAAGATAATTCTTCCATATTATTAGGAAGTTCCTCTGGTTTAGTAGAGTATAAGTTAACGCCTAATGTTTCCTGCACGTTATCTAAAAATTCTTTACCTGCCATATCACGCATAATCTTGTCTGCGTAATCAGTTCTTTTCTTTACAGATTCTGGATCTTGAGCAAATGCTTTTATTTCATAAGCTCTTTGAGACATTCCGTTTACTACTATGTCAACAAACTTCGATAAAATTGGAACAGGTTTCCAGTCAAGATTCAAATAAGATAAATCACCGTTAATAGCTAATTCATCTTTGTATTTTTGTATTGACTGCTCTCCTCTTGCATAAAGCTTTAGTCTATGATAATTTTGATAATTAGAAACAAACCTATCGCCTCCTGCATTATTATTTCTAAACCATTCATTTTCAATAGCCCTTCCAACAAGAGATCCGTATTTTAACGACTGCTTTTCCCCATCAGATACTATCTGATCAGGAAACGAACTGTTATAATTAGTTTGTATCATTTACTGTATTTTTGAGCTATAACCTTTGTTATTGTATTTTTTTATACCTAATGATATTGGAGCAACTGCTCTTTTTGCATTAGGTCTATATTTGTGTTTATTGCAAGCCATTATAGCTAAGCCCGAACTTATAGATGCATCGTGCTTAGTTCTATTATTTATATTAAATTTAGCCCAGTCTTCAAGAGTTCTTTGAAAGTACATATTTCCATAGCTTTCATCTTTAAGCCCAACATGATCTTCTATATACGCTTCTATAGCGGCTGCGTGCGCTTGCTTTATATCTTCACTAGAGTTTGGTATTCCACCTATTTCTTTTTCTGTTACAGATAATTTATTTAAAAGCTTATCAGGTCTGTTCATTGAAAACCCTCTGTATCCTCTTCTTCTAAAATGATATAACAATCTAGGCTTATTGTTTTCACATAACAACGGCATACCGTAAAATATACATGCCATCAACACGTCTTCAAAAAAGATATCAGCTGTCTGAGGCCTAGCAATGTACTCTAAGAAAAAACAATTAGATGGAGCATTTTCCATGGTAAAAGTAGTTAACCCGTGCAAAGCTCCGTTAGATCCTTTACCGTCAACAGTACCGGATATATCATAACTATCACACCCTAATGCCCCCATTAACTCATTTCCGGGGTATTTATTTCCATTCTTTAATATAATATTGTTTTGAAGATGATTATCTGGTATCCAAGAAACAAAAAATCTACCGCTTTTATTTGGTACAAATACTACTTTTGTGTCTGGTATTCCTCCTTCCCAATGAAAGCTACCTTGTGTAACTACATTAGTATTTCTTAAATCTTCATTGTAATCTATTTGTTGATATATCTTAGTAAGGTTAAATAAAGATTGTTTAGCCTCATCTCTAAATGCGTGCTTTTCTGTTCTAGGAAATTGTCTATAGAATTCATTTAAACCATCTTGATCATCTTGTAATCCTTCAACTTCATTTTCCCAGTATTCTATTACTCCTAAATCTATTTTAATTCCATCCGGCCCGTAAGTAGACTTTGTAGGAGTGTCAAATACAGGTGTACCATATTCATCAATATAACCTTCGTAGTTCCATTCCATAGGTATAAACAAACTGTATAAACCAGATCGTGTTTGCCCATTGGCATTTCTTCTAGTAACATCAGAGTCGTTATATAGCTTTTTAAAATTAGCTCCTCCTTTATCTAAAGAGTTAGAGGTTGACCCCATCATACACTTTCCAATAATCCTAGAACCTAATCTTAACGTTGTTTTGGTAACCCTCCAGTTATTGAGGATATTGTTCGGCCTTTCCCATTTCCCACTCTCATCGTGGACGAGGAGTTTGAGTTTCTCTCCATCGTATGCATTGTCGCCCGTGTTCTTCCAATCGATCGTGGTGTCCAGTCCTGCAATGATTTCCGTAGCTTTGTTCGAGTCGAGTCTTCTCCTGGTAAACTTCGAGGCGGGGACACGATACGCGAGTTCCGTTTTTGGTCTGTCCATACCGTCCTGTATTGGCTTAAAGAAAAAGGGGTAGTTAACACTAATGGGTACAACTTTATCTGTGAACATTTTCTTTGCATCGGCTCCAGATTTGGACAATATCCCAAACCGTGAATCGCTTGATATAGTGGCCATATTGACTGACTCCCCAGACGCCATGAATGAAAATCCCGAACGCCTATTCTTGAGATATGACATACCATAACATCTTTCGTCTGCTTTGCAAGCTTCCCAGAATATATAGAATAGTCTGTTTGACTCCCTAAAGTCTGGCTGCCCAACATCAATCTTGGACCACTGCAAGTACATAAAGTGAGTACCAGTAATATAAGTATCCACGCCTTTTTTATTGAACCAAGTACCGTTTTCTCTTTTATTAAATTGCTCATCTATATATGCTCCCCATTTAGTTTTAAAATTCTCAGGGTATTCCCTCCAATCAAATATGCTCTTTATAGCTTTTAATTCTTTAGGATACTCTTCAACAGTCCATCTGTCTGTTTTTTTATCTACTTTTCCAGGGGTTTTTGGTAAAGCTATTTTAAGATTTTGTATTTCGTATATTTCTCCTATTTGCCCAGTTTTACTAATAACAACTACATCATATTCTTTGTTGTAGCCATACTTCCATTTTTTGTAGGTATTATTTTTTTTAATAACACTTTCCTTTATATGGTCTGGCAATATTTTGTATAGACTTTGCTCGTACATTATTTAGATCTGTTTTCAGCAAAGCCTTTAAACTCTGTTGCTTTAAGCTCTTTTTTAGGTTTGTCTTCTAATATTCTTTCTTCTTCTTCAATACGTGTTAGTATTTCAAAAGCATCAAATATTGCGAGCTTTTTAGTAGCGGCAGCATTTTTAAGTCTGTCAGCTGAAATATCATCATCTGAGTCTACAATCTTTTCTTTAGCTACCTTTATTAATTCCTCAACTGCTTTTTGCCCAGCTAGGATTATATTCTTCTTCGTTTCCTTTACGTTCATACTTAATTACAATATCATTAGATTTCATACAATACAATCGCTTGTTATCAAATATAAACTCGAACTCTCTCATAGGGTTAAACCCAACAAGATCTCCAGGATTGATTTTAAGCGCTTCTAACTCACTATTACCGTATTTTAGTATTCCAGTATTAGTTTGTTCTTTTTGACTCTTTAGAACGTCTGTTTCTTTAATAGGTGTTACGAAACAATAATTCAAATTACATTTCCATTTTCCATTTTGCTTGTATAAATACACTTGATCCATATAAGCAAAGTACAAATCATCCTTAAAGTAAGTGCTGCTGTTCTTTTGTTTGCCATTCATACCGTAATATCTTCTAAATATATTATGATGTACCATGACAATATCTCCTTTTTTTATAGGCGACTTTATGTTTTTAGGAGTTTCAACAACTATAGCCTCTTTACTTATGTGCTGAAAGCTTTCAATACTAGCGTTAGTTATTAAACCACTTTCTAGTTCATTATTGTATCTGCCTTTATATGGTTTTACAATAAAAGAATTTAAGCTTTGCACTAATATTCTAAATCATATTCAATAGAAATCGCCATATTCTTATTGAATTTTTTCCAAGGTAATACCTCGTCTTCTTTTTTAATATGTATGTTGTAAGAACTATCACCCTCTTCAAAAATAATATTAGAAATAGTATGACCACCATACACTTGCTGTCCAACAGCATAGTGCATAGCGTCATTCTTATAATCAGAGCCTATACTTATTTTTCGTATATTATTCTCCATCTTTTTTAATTTCCTCAAAAGTACCATCTTCCAAATTAATATTCACAGACCCGTACTCTTGTTCTAGTTCTTGCTTAAACAATTCAACCTCTTTATTAAATTCAGCTAAATCGTGTAGCAGAGAATGTTTCTTAGATTCTACAAACCCAATATCTAATAAAGATTTAGATATTTTTGCTTGATGATCTCTAACTTTTACTAAATGTTCTTCTTTAATTTTGTTCATTTGATTTAATTTAATTGTTATACTTATTTATTATCACTTATTTTTTTTGCTTTTTCCCAAGTCCTACCTACAAAGTAAGCTCCATACACTGTAATCAACAATGATTGGAATATAGGTATATATTGTTCTGCAACTGCAAAGCCTCCAATGTTACCGTCAAAAAAAGATAAAACAGTAAATATTACTGTTAAATAAATTAACACAAGTGGACGTATGTTTTTAGATAAAAAGCTATCACTAGCCATATCTGCTTTCCATCGATCCGTAACTTGAGCTTGAGCATCGTTATCTGCTTTCTCTAGTATTTCTTGAATTTGCTTTTTTATTACAAGCTTTTCTTCTTCAGTAGTAGTAAGCTTATCAATGACGTTACCAATATTCTTGATAACGCCACCTGTAAGCCATTGGAATAATTTGTTCAAATTATTTTTTATT